TTACATATACGACGGGGCGGCTCGCTTGTTTAATGCGAGCAGGTTATCGGGGCTGATAGGCTATCGCTAAACGCACACCAAACCACTAAACAGACAGTTTCGGCTACGCCTCCACCAAATTTTCCGATAGGTATTTATTTACAACGCACTTGGATAGTAATATGAGGGTAATCAAAACCATATCATTATGCAAGGAGACAGCAGATTTAGCAGCCAACATACCGAACTTCTCTGAATGGGTTCGATCTAAGTTGCTTGAGAGCGATGAGAAGCGACGTGAGCGAGATCTCATGGCCGACAAGATTTGGAAAGAAACAGGAAAGTGGCCGGAGTGGTATCAATGAGTCGATGCACACTTTTTGACCGTTTTACTGACATGGAACTACAAAGACTACATCATGCAATGATGGAAGCAGTGTACTTGCGTGAATTAGATGATCCAACTCGTATTGACTTGCTGGAATGGATGAGAGATGAATTGCAACGTCGCATAAAAATGGAGGAAGAAGAATGAAGGACGATCAGTTACCAAAGTGTTACGTACAAGCGAACGATAACTACTACGTATGTTACGTGATGCAATACGATGACGAAGAACATATGGACATCGAGGAACGTGAACACGCTGGGTTTGGAGTCCCGATCATTGAAGTTATCAAGACGTGTCGCATATGCGGCGAATGCGAAGTGTACTATCCTGTTTAGAAATACGGGATGAGCATTACAGCCGCTCGTACAGCATCGATCCCACCGACCATAGCGAGAGTGAGAAAGGACACCAACACGTTTAGTTTGACTAACGTGTCGAGGTTTGTCTCTTTCTCTCCACGTCGTTCTTCACGCGACATAAGCCATTGTGCAAAGCGTTCAATCTTAGTTGCAGTTTTCGATTCTTCAATTGGTTTTTCATCAGTCATAGTAATACCTCTTCAATAGTGTCCAGTCTTTTTCCTAAGTCTCTACCCATCCTTGCTCCACGTGCAGTAGCCATTGCTAAGCCGCCGATCCAAAGAGTGTCGACAATAGGAAGAGGTCCATCGATCCAAACGATAGGGTAAGTCCAAACGTACGAGGTAAAACCAATCGCTGCCCCTGCTGCTTGGCCGATCGCGGTAAATGGAATGTCTGCACGTGCTTGTGTAGATTTAGGTGCTGGAGCTGCAACGATGTCAGAAACAATCATCGATGATTGCTTTGTTTGTTGACCTAACAATTTCCACCATTCTTGTTCAAGCATTAGTTAACGTCCTGTTGTAGTAAGTATGAATTGCGAAGTCGCATGATGTACGACAATTCGTTTTCTTCCTTACCACTTCCAACAAGAATAACTCTCATGTGCGGTAATTGGATTGTTGATCCGTTTGGGATGATTTGACCGCCAAGAGGTTGAACAACAACGAACCGGGTAACATACAACCGGTCTGAGGCGGTTGGTGTCATTGATCCAAACTCATTAGAAGAATATACAACTCCTGCTTGTTGTGGTAAGGAAGTATTGTGTGCAATCATTTGGACGCGTCCATAGATGATGTTGTCAAAGCCAAGGGTTGTACCTTGATCGGTTGTACGTCGAGGATTGATTCCCGGACAAGACTGGATCGTAAAGAATGATTGCCCATCAGCTACATAGTTCTGATCCGCCAACCACTTCTCTACTTTGAACGGTGATTCAGTGATCATAACGTATTCGTAGATTGCACCATATGGAACTAATTGTTCAGGAGGCCCTCCGGTTCTTTCAACGGCCCCAGGTGCAGTGTAGAATGGCGAGTTTTGAATAGTAGCCGCTTCAGGATAAAACGTTTCTTCTTGAGTAGTAGTCATACCGCCAATGTCGATCGTATCTTGAGTGTAGAGTACGTTACCGGGAACGCTGGCATATGTCCATGGCCCATTGCTACTCCACGTCGTTCCAGCAGCAGTGTAAGAGAACGTTCCGCCACGTAGTATGGTATCGAACATAATGGACTTACTCATTTCTTGCCACCTTTCTTTTTCTTAGATCCTTTCCAAGACTTTGCAGCCCTTTTGAACAATGTCGTATGAGGTGTCTTTGGATGTTTCTTCTTCAGACGTGCAAGTTCTTTTTTCATGTACTTGTTGTATGCTGATGGAGCGCGCTTAGCAGTCTTGACAGTCTTCTTCACTGCTGCTTTACCTGCACGACGTGCGGTAGATTTTGCTTCCTTCTTTGCAGCATCAACAAACAATGCTTTCAATTCATCGAGAGTTCCTTCAACTTTAACCAAGGCAAACACCTCAGTTATCTGCTGCTGTCGATTGGATTGCGATGGCCATGAAGTCTTTCGATGATAGAGTAACGATAGAAGCATTAACACGGACTGTAACATTTATTTCACGGTCTTGAGCAAGAGCGGAAGTTCTAGCCACGATGTATAGTTCATCGTTGACGACGAACCGCCCATCATCGCTTCCCTTGCCAAAATTGTCCGGGTAGAGATCAGTGTTTCTCGATAAGAATCCATCAGTGTCGTAATTGAGTCGGGCGGATGCAACCATTGCTCGATCATTAGCAAAAACAAGGCCACCTCGGTTTAGGTCTGTCATTTGAACGTGGACAACACCCGATCCGCCCATGGTCGTTGCTGGGAATACGGCTTCAGCAGTAGTTCCTTCAAAAATGAAATCAACTGAATGGACTTGAAGTGCTTGGCGATCTCCGACATCGACGTAAGAACCAAGGTCAATGCTTGCAAAAGCGTTAGTGCTTGTTGCACTGATCGTAACTCGTTCGGTTAGGGTAAAAATTGCGGTTTTCTTTGTTGCCATTGTATCATCTCTGGGTGGTCGGGGAGTTGTTTCGGTCAATTAAACGTCGGGCCGGCTCTCCCCAACCAATTATCACACAACCTCGACGGTGTATAAAGTAAACCGCTTGTCCAGTCCCCTGCAATTTGCAGCCCATCTCCGCGGCGAAGCCGCTAACAGACAACAGGATCGGCAATATTAACACATTACATATACGACGGGGCGGCTCGCTTGTTTAATGCGAGCAGGTTATCGGGGCTGATAGGCTATCGCTAAACGCACACCAAACCACTAAACAGACAGTTTCGGCTACGCCTCCACCAAATTTTCCGATAGGTATTTATTTA